TCCTCGGTTTCGCTGGCCGATGTCCGGCAGGGGATTCTGGCCGACCCGGATCGGCTGGGGAAATTCCTCAAGGCGGCGTCGATCTTTGAGAAGGAACTCCTCAAGCCGATCAAGGATGCGGCGAAGGAACTTCTCGCGGCCAATGGCGAGGTTCCCGGTTGGAAACTCCAGCACCAGACCGGCAGCGAGTATTTCGACCGGCTGGCCGTTGTCTCAGCGGCGGTGGCAGGCAAATCGGGCCTCGATGATCTCGTCGCGGCGATGGGTGGCGACATGGGTGGCAAGGCATTCCGCGAGTGGCATGAGAAGATGCGGATGCCGGTGCGTGAGGAGAACGCGCAACGCAAGGCCGACATCGTCAAATTGGTCGAGGACAAGCCGAAGAAAGCGAGGGCGGCGAAATGAAGAAAATTTGTGCAAAATGCGGGAAGGATTTTGAAACAAATGGGCCAAGAAAGTATTGTTCAGATGATTGCTCAACTCTTAAAACGGCGGAAAATAGTAAACTTCGTCAAAAAAAATTATATCAACAACTTGCAAAACTTAATAAAAAAGAAAAGAAATGCGAAGAGTGCGGCGTTGTTTTTTTTACAAATACTTCAGTAAAAAAATACTGCTCAATAAAATGCTCGGCAATTGTTGCACATAAAAGAAATTGTGAAAGAAATGCGGCACTTGTTGATGCAAGAAAAGAATACAGGCAATCGCGGGCAGTAACCAAGCGATGCGCTGAATGCGGAGAGTTATTTTCAACAATTACAGGCAAAAGCACTTTTTGTTCATCGGATTGTTACAAAACTTATAGGGATGAACTATATGCGGCTCGCAATAGTGAGATGGAGGGCTACCTATGAGCAACGATCTCCAAACCGTCATGGACTTGTTTGAAACCACCCGTGAGGACTACCTCGCCGAGGCCCGACTCGCAGCGGAATCCCTCGCCAATCAGAGGGGCGTCATCACGGTCAACGATGTTCGCGAGATGTGTCCACCTCCTGCGAACATCGACCCGCGAGTGATGGGTGCGATCTTCAAGTCAAAAGCATGGCAGAAGGTGGGCTACATGTCTTCCTCCCGCGCTCACATGAGGCCAATCGCCATGTTTGAAAGGAAGGCATGAAATGAGGTGGCTCAATATCGAGATCGCGAACCTCCGCTCCCCGGCGTTTGTCGGGGCGGAGCCGGTCGAGCGGGCGACTTGGTTGTCCCTTCTCGCTTACTGCTCCGACCAAGAAAACGGCGGCGTCATTAAGGGATGCCGTGAGTGGAAAGACCGGCAATGGCAGATGACCTGCGGAGTGTTGGCAAGCGAGGTTTCCGCACAAGCGCAACTTTGGGAGTGGCGCGGGCGCGACCTACGCATTGCATTCTATCCGGTTGCGAAGGAAGCAGAGGTTCAAGCAAAACGCGAATTTGCTTCGCGTGGTGGTCGAGCAAGTGGTGAAGCACGCCGCGAAGCACAGCTTGAAGCTCAGCTTCAACCAGAAGGTCAAGCAGGTGCTTCACAGGATGGCGAAGCTGACCGCGAACGGAAAGGAAAGGAAAGGAATGTAATGGAAGGGAAAGGAAAGGAAGTAGGTCGCTCCGCTCCCCAAAGCAACGCCTACCTTCTCGATGAGGAGTTCTGGTCTGAAATGCGGAGGCATTATCCGGGCATCGATGTCGATGCGGAGTCCCGCAAGATGGATGCGTGGCTCCTCGCCCGCCCCGGTCGCAAGAAGACCCGCCAGTTTGTCATCAACTGGCTCAACAAGGTCGAACCGGCGCTCGCGCCAGCCAAGGTCGAGGAGGTCGAGCAATGGTAGCCACGGTCCAATGCTGCGCGACCGAGTCGTGCTACAACTCGGTGCCGGTTCCGGGCGATGATCTGCTGCGGATTTTTCCGAACATCAAAATCCTCTGCGACGAGTGCGATCTCGAAAGAATCGAAAGGCTGAAGCAGGAGCAGGCCACAGAGGAGCAGGAGAGGCGGCAGGAGGCGTTCAATGCCATCTGCCCACCAATCTACCGCGAAAGCGACCCCAAACGCATTCCTGCGGCCTTCCTGCGCGAATGCGAGGCATGGCGGTTTAATCCGGTCGGCCTCGGTCTCGTCGGGCCTGCGGGCTGCGGGAAGACGCGGGCGGCGTGGATACTGCTCAAGCGACTGCATTTCAGCGGGCTTCGCGTCTTTGGCATCACGGCCACGGGGTTTGCGAAAGCCTGCGCCGACCAATTCCACGACAATCCGCAGGCCAAGGCGCTCGCCGAGGACACTCTCACCCGCTGCCGCCGGACCAAGGTGCTGCTGCTCGATGACCTCGGCAAGCAGAAGATGACCGAGAGGTCGGAACTGGAACTCTTCGACCTGCTGGAACACCGATCCTCCCATGAACTGCCGGTGATCTGGACGGCGAATGCCGCCAAGGGCGACCTCAGAAAAATGCTCTCGTCCGACAGGGGCGAGCCGATCCTCCGGCGGTTATCGGAGTTTACGAAAATAATCAATACATGAAATTGGATTTCTATGAAGCTGATATGCTTGCGTTTTTTTTGAGGCAAACGAAGGAAGACTTTGTTGAATGCGCTATGGATTTTGGCTGGGAGCTTCAAGACGCACAACAATTTCACGAGGATTTATTAAAAAAAACCCTTAAAAACCTATTCAAAGAACTGGAATGATCGTGATGCCGTCCAACAACTCTGGAATCCAGATAGGATACCTTGCCGGTAAGTTTTTAAACCGAATCGGCTGGTTGCTATCTCCAGATGGTTGGCGGCAACCTCCATCGTGGATGCCATACGCTCTCGACAATGGCGCATACGGGGCATGGGCCAATGACCGGGAGTGGGATGCAGAAGCCTTTCTCAATTTGATTGAGAAATCAAAATCTGCACACAAGCCGCGCTGGGTAGTGGTTCCCGATGTGGTAGCAGACAGGGAGTCAACGATCATCCGCTGGCATGAATGGATGCCTCAACTACGAGATCGCCTGCACGGGGTATGCTTTGCCTTTGCCGTGCAGGATGGAATGACCCCAAACGATGTTCCGCACGAAGCAGAAGTGATCTTTGTAGGAGGCACAACCGAGTGGAAGTGGAAGCACCTACACACTTGGGCAAACAATTTTCCTCGGGTCCATGTCGGACGGGTAAATTCCGAGCGTCTGCTTTGGATTTGCCATGAAGCTGGGGTGGAGTCCTGCGATGGCACGGGGTGGATGCGTGGAGGAGAAGAACGGTTAGAGGAACTCCATCGCTATTTAGAACAATCAACCGGAGGAGATCGCCGCCCTCAACTGCAATTTTCACTATAAATAACGAAGTTTTGACTGATACCATATGAACACACTAGAACACTACATCGAGGCGCATCGGCTCAACGAAACCGAGGTGATGAACATCCTGCAAGACCACGGTGTGATTTCCGACAACTGCGTGACCGCAGCGGAGGTCGCTGGGTCCGGCAAGGCGGTCGCCTTTTTGAACACTCTCCCACCAGACGAACAACCAATACAAAACCAACCATGATCACATTAAGCATTGATGTAACCCAACTCGACAAAGCCCGCTTCAAGCGGATCACCCGCAAGAACGGCAAGGAGGCGGTCTTTGCCGACCTCATCCTCATCGACACCCCGGACGGTCAGTTCGGCGACTACATGGTCAAACAATCGGTCTCCAAGGCCGAGCGTGAAGACGGTCTCCAACTGCCCATCCTCGGCAACGCCAAGCATGTCGAGAAAACCGAAAAAACAACCCCACGACCAGCAACCACTGAAAGTGACGAAATCCCCTTCTAAAGACTACCATCTCGAAGGGGTCCGAGACTTAGCCTGCAACATCATCTTGCAGGCGGTCGAGGACATCTGGAACCGCCAGAAATACAAATCGAAACACCAGCGGGCGATCATGGTGGAGGCTCGGCGGTCGGCTCGGCATTTTTTTAAGAACCGAGCGTTCACGCAAGTCTGCAGCACGATGGATTTACCTGCGGACAAAATCAAGGATGCGGCATTCCACCCGGCGAAATACCCCGAAATCATAAAAATGCTGCGAGAAAGGAAAAAACGATGAGTGACACACCGGAAACGGACGCGATGCGAAAACTGACATGGAAAAGTTCCCAGCCCCCGGTCAATCCAATACCGGGAGAATTTGCAAAAAAACTAGAGCGCGAGCGCGACCAGGCGAGGGAGGCATTGAGAGAGGCAATCCAATTTCGCGACACAACGCTCAACGGCTACGATCTCGATGCGTGGCTCAAAGCAGCGGGCCTCAAACCATGAACTGGACACATGAACAACTCAGACAACTCGGCTACACCGAATCAAGCCCGGGAGTGTTCACTCACTCTTCAACTGCGGGGATACCTCACGCCAAGCCTCAACCGGCTCCTCGGCCAGCACTGGACGACACTCCAAAAGGAGAAAGTCCGCGCCCGCCGCGCACTCGACTCCGCATTGAAAGAAAATCCATTCGCCTACTTGATGCAGACAACTTCGCAGGCGGATGCAAGCCACTCATCGACCAGTTGCGTTACGCGAAACTCATCCCGGACGACGATCCAGAAAGTGTCGAAATCCTCTTTGTCCAAAGCAAAGTCAAAACGAAGAAAGAAGAAATGACTCACATCGAAATAACAACCACAGGGGGAGTATGAGGGGGAGATTCCCAATACTTGTCAAGATCAATTTTGACTGATACCATCAACCCTATGAAATTGAACCCGAAACAAGAGGCGTTTTGCCAAGGGGTCGCGAGTGGATTGTCGCTTACTCAAGCCTACATCCGCGCCGGTTACTCCGAAAAGGGAGCCGATGGCGCCGCTTGCAAATTGCAAGGAAATGCAAGTGTGGCCTTCCGAATTGACGAACTCCGCGCCAAAAGCGAGGCCAAGCTCACCTACAAACGCGAGACCTATCTCGAAACATTGCGCGAGCGGTTCATGGAAATGCCGCCGGAATCCGCGACCTGCGCGAAGTATGGGGAGATGCTTGCGAAGGCGATGGGATGGAACGAACCGGAGAAGATCGAGGTCGCCGGGGCCATGGACATCAACATCCGCATCGGTGGCCATTAACATCGACATCATCCCGCGCCCCCAGTTGGCAAGCTACCTGCACCGCTCACAACGCTGGTCGGTGATGGTGCTGCACCGCCGCGCCGGGAAATCGTTCGTCTGCATCCAAGACCTCATCGCCAAGGCGCTCTCGCACAAACGCAGCGGACCACCGCTGCGCTACGCTTATGTGGCTCCGACCCGCGAGCAGGCGAAAGACATCGCGTGGAAATACCTTGTCCAGTTCACCTCGCAAATCCCCGGCGTGGTCATCAACAAGGCCGATCTCGCGATCACCTTCCACAACGAGGCCACGATCCG